CTACTTGCCCGATGCTCAGCATCAGGGTCGTTGGGGAAATCACTCCATAGAGCATGCAAGATCGTCTGCATGGAATTCAAGATCCATGGCGATGTCACCCCTTTACGGGGAACTTGCTGTCAGTCTCTACGGGAAGAGTGGGGGAAAAGAGTGGACGCTTACAAGGAAGCAAAGAAAGGAGGGAAAAGAAGAGGACGATATCGTCTTGCGGCTGCTCTAAAGAGTTGCAACCGTCTCTTCGACATTCCCTGCAAGAAATGCGACAAGAAGGCGTCAGACAAAGCCCGAAGGCTGTGGCAAGAACGTGTTGCTGCAGAGGTGACCTTTGGCCCCGAACACACTGCGAAGTGGACGGGGGACCCTATTGGGACGCTGAAGGCCAGGGTGCGTGAACTGGTCGGATCTCAATGGGCGAAGAAAATAGTGAGGAAGGGGGAGGCATACGTACCCGATCAGCAGGGATGTCTCGAGAATGAAAGGATGACTGGTGGTACGTTCGGGGTCCACGAGAAGGACTATTCCGATAAGCCAAATATAGTACGCACCGGTGTCGCCAAGACAAAGGGGAAGTTTAGGGTTGTGACCATGCAAGGCGCCATGGTAAAAAGGATCCTTACCCCGCTTCACGATGCTCTCTACGATCACATATCATCCTTCGGATGGTGTGTTCGGGGCGACGTGCAAAAGAGCGACTTTGAAAGTATTCTTCAAGACCGGCTTGAAGGCGAGAGTTTGATCAGTGGGGATTATTCCTTGGCCACTGATAACATATATCTCTTTGCCGTAGAGGCCATCGTGGACGTTTTGTGTGAGTCCCAGCACTTAACGGAAGAAGAAAACAACATCCTTCGACAGTCTTTCACCGACCTACACTGGAGGTCGAACCGCGGGGAGCTTTACCAGATCAAGCGAGGATCAATGATGGGGAACTTAATGTCGTTCCCAATCCTCTGTCTTCTAAATAAAGCTTGTTATGACATGGCCCGCGATCATGAACGAGGGAAGACTGTGAATGGGAAGAAGGAAAGGAAAGTCCGAGTCAACGGGGACGACATCATGTTTTCTGGTAGCCAGGAGTTTTACTCCCTCTGGAAACACGTCGTCTCTTATTATGGACTCATCGTCAATGAGGAGAAGACGGGTATCGATGACCGATTCTTGGAGCTTAACTCACGTCAGTATGACTGTGGGTTGCGTCGCTTCGTCGGGAAACCTGTCCTATCCTTTCTCCGGCGCCTGCGGAGTGACGAAAGTGGTGACCTACTTTCCGAAATTATAAAGGGTTGTTCGTCGTTGTCGAATGATGTCCAGATGTACATCATCAACGACCTAATGAGATACGAGATATCGATCCGGTCGATATCGGTCTCCAACATCCCTGGAGGGCTATGGCGCGCCCTACTCAAGCGCAAGTGGTTCAGAGCAGCTCTGGAACTGGGTCCCCTCCCGGTGAAGGAGATTGGTGTAAAACGAAGCTTACCCAGCTTAGTTGCTGCTCCTCCGCGCCCCGAAATCTACGACTGGATAGATCGGGTCCACAGGGTGATGACTGTAAAGATGGTCCGCGAGTTTCGGGGCCAAAACATCTCGCCTGTGCAGAGTCGGATCGATAGATCCGGGGCGGCTGAACGCCGTCGCGTCTTAGTAGGGTATAACAGCGTATTCTACTACGAGAGATCACCTCTCCGGTGGGCCTTTGTCTGGCCTAAGGACGTCTATGAGTTCTTATTTGATGAAATGCCCGGTCTGCTCGCGACCGAGGAAGAACTCCAAGCAGAATGGTACGAGGACCACCCTTTCCTCACCGTTCGAAGCGACCTTGTAAAAAGTCGCGCTGTCAGGCCTGGTCACATCTCCTACCAGGCCGTTGCCCCACCACCCGCACTACTGAGTGACACTGTCGTAGGACATGTCATGATGTACCCCAATCAGGACTAGCTAGGCTAGGGCTGGGATGACGTACAACCATTCTCAGCAGGGAGAGATAAGAACGGAAGGGAGGGTACGGTTACCTCCCGTCTAGTACGAAAGGAACGAACGGACACTATCTCGTGCATGGAAAACCTGTCTCCGCTTGAGAGTATCTCGAGGTGGGAGGCTTCCCTTTAGTTAGAAGACGTTCTGAGGTGTCCCCTGGTCTGTCCTTGTATTACGATACACTGGGCTGTCGGGTGTCAGACTCGCGGTGAGTGCACCGTCACTTAAAACCGAGTGCCGCTGAATCTGGCCCGCCCCGTAATCCGGCCCCTCGAGGGCTGTTGGGTGGCTGTGAAGAGGGAGAAGGTTCGTTTATTTCTGGAGGTGGCCGATCCTGGAAAACCACCTGTACACTTGTAGAAAGCCGGCGATCGGAGAGAAACGAATCTCCACTTACGCCCAGCACCGCGCTAAAAGAGTGTATGAGTCCGAGACTCTCATGGCAAAAGAGAGTTGGTCTACTGACCGG